GGTAGGAAGGAATGTGGAAGCTAGGAAAGTGGAAATAATGCCAACATCATCAAAAATGACAGAAAGAACGAACGGCTGCTTGCCGTTTCAGGCAGCCCCCATGAGTAACACGGGGGGTGCTGTAAGCGAAAGCTACGCTCATCTGGTGATGATGAACGGCAAAGTGAAAGAAATAATCCTAAAACGGGGAAACCAACAGGCAGGCTTTATAGATACCCTGACCGTTGTCCTCCACGAAGACACATTTATCAGGGATGACCAATTAGGCTCCTATGAAGAGATAGTCGCGAACTGTTCCGCCGAACTGGCCGAAGTAATGGGCTACGGCATCAGCTATGAAAACAAAGGCGGTAGGAATTTTTACGAAAAATCCTATCAGCTCGGTGATGAAGAGCATAACTATGGATTCGTGGCCGTCGGTGGTAGAAAAAACAAAGACACCGTATGCCTGCACTTTACGGGCGAAGGTCTGATAGCGGCAAAAGACGGTTGGGAATCAAGCCTTTACGAATTCCTGACCGAACGCGCAAAACAGCCCCGCATCAGCCGTTGCGACGTAGCCCATGACTTTTTGAACGGCGAATACACCTGCGAACAAGCCCTAAAAGACTGGGAAGACGGCGGCTATACACTGCACCGCTCCAAGCCCATCAGCGAATGCGTGGGCGGCGACTGGAAACTGTACAAAGGAACCGGAAAAACCTTTTACGTTGGCTCGCGCAAAAACGCCTCCCGCTTTGCCCGAATCTACGAAAAAGGTAAACAGCTAGGCGACGAATTAAGCCCGTGGGTTCGCGCCGAAGTCGAATTCAGGGCACGCGATATCATCATTCCGCTTGATATTTTGATAGCGGCCGGTGAATACCTGACCGCTTGCTATCCCGTATTCGGGCAACTGTTCGCACAATATGGCCACGCGCCGTCTAAACCTGAACGCATTGAAAAAGAAAAAGAAATATCAATTGCCCATGTGGGAAAGTACGCATCAATGCAGGTTAGCCGTGCCGTCGTCATGTATGAAGAAATGGGCATGACCGACAAGGAAATAATAACCGCACTCAAAAGCCAGCAAACAGAAATGCCTAAACGCTTGGCAAAACAGGCTTTTGACTGCGCCTATCTGTACCGCGATTACATACACCAAGCCGGTCGCGTCCCGCGCGATCCGCTTGATTTGCTGGAATTTGAATTGAGCGGCAAATATCAGGCTCCCAAAACCAAAAAAATGACTGACACTGAAATAGAACTGTACGGAAACAGAAAATACAGTCGGCAAAAACTCATGGCCGCGGCCATCCTGCTTGAGCATCAAGAAAGGCAGCAGTACGAAAAATCCGACGAATACATAGCCTACGCCCAACAAAGGGCGCATGGCGTGCCGCATTGCCTTGTAAACCTTGAGGCAAGAGTAGCGGCAAAACTGAGAAAAGCACATTGATTTTTAAACGCGGCGATAGCTTTTTGAAGGCTGAATCTTCGGGCATCTGCCGAATCTCAAACCTCCTAGCGAAAGGAAAAAATCATGTTAATGACACTACGCAAAGTATCTTGGAACAAAGGCCAAACTGACAACGGCATTGAATACGACTATTGCCGTATCGATTGCGATATGCCGATTTACGAAGGCTCCAAAAATGAATTCGGCGTAGACAGCTTTACGCTCGAATTTGGTCCTATGGAACGTCATAAAGAATTGTTGCACCTGAAAGGAAAGCTCCCCGTGCAAGTTGATGTGGCCTATCACGAAGCCAAAAAAGGCAAAAACATCATTCGCGTTGTGGACCATCTGCGCGAAGTTAAGGCGGGGGAAAAATCATGAATTTTCAAAGAAAAGAAAAATTGATGACGCCGCAGGAAGTATGCCGTGTCTTTGGTCGTGATATTAAAGGTTGCGACGTTTACGAAGTCGTAACAGTCGGCGAAAAAGGCAAGGAAAAGCACTATTCCTACGTCATGAAACCTCATGAAAGGTTTGTAGCATGAACAAAGATGATAAAGGCAAAGTGCTTTATGTGGGGTCTAGACGTTCTGGTCAAATAACAACAATTATTCCTACAGACGTTAAGTTTGTCCGTTTTGATGAAATACATTTAAATAAAGACGGGACAATTGACCATGTAGAAGCGCAAATGATTTTAAGGGCTGGCCGTTTGCCTGTTGAAAACGGTGGAACCTATGACAAAGGAAAAAATCATGAAAATGATTAAAAAACTGAAAACCGCGGCTTATGCCGCTCCGTTGGCCGTATTGGCTGCTCTTCCCCTGTCTGCACATGCTGAATTGGCCGATGGCATCAAAAAAGCCATTACTGGCGGCTTTGCCGACGTTCAGGAAGGCGCGGCCTTAATCGTAGTCGGTTTTGCCGCACTCTTCGGCATCCGCCTGATTATGCGCCTGTTTGGCCGTTAAGATGATATGGGCTATCAGGTAGGCAATAGCTGTTATCAGACGCGGGAAGCTGCTGAGAATGCCTACTTCTCGGCGGTTTCCCCCGTCATCACTGAAAACGGCGTGAAACAGCTAGTTTATAAGGATAAATCTTGGTATTTCGGCAGCCAAAAATTAAACGCATATCTGCCGCAGTGCGACGAAGCGCAAAATTATTTGGCCGGTTATGAAATGATGTCCGCCCTATTGCCAACGGCTATTACTTTAATGGTGGCAAAGGCGATTATAGATTTAATGAAAAAGGCTGATAAATGATTGATATTTACTACTTATTCGGTGCATTGCAGGCGGGCATGTTTATTTTCTTTATGCTGACTTTGTAGGGGCAAAAAATGAAAAAAATGATGATGGCCGCGATTGTTGCGGCTTTTGTTTTATCTGCGTGTGGCGATAAATCGGGTGTTGAGCATGGCGAATTAAGGGTAAATCCTGATTTGTGCCATGACCGTTATTGTGCAATGTATCAGGGTGTTTCTGAGGTTGAGAAATGAATAGGCTGCTTTTTTTGTTGGCAATTTTATTCGTTTCGCCTGCTTTTGCTTTTACTCCGTGGTTTTGTGCTGGGAATAAATTAAAAGACGGCTTTTATCATAGTGGCGGTTATGGTTATGAGTGTAAAAACGGTGCCACGAAAAATGTTTGTGAAGGTCGTGAAGGAGTTAAAGTAAGAATTAACGGTGTTGTTAAAAGGTGTGAAGGCGGTGCTGTTGTGAATTTGCCTGTTGACCGTCCGGGACTTCGTCCCGATCCAGAACATTGCATGGATAGGAATTGTTTAACTTGGTCTGGGGATTCTGGCGGTGGTTCTTCCGGTGGCGGCTCTTCAGGCGGTGGCTCTTCTTCCGGTGGTGGGTTGTTGGAAATAGTCGATATATCCGGTCAGCAGCCGCCTAAAAAAGACAGCTCCGGCGGCGGTTCTTCCGGCGGCTCTTCGGATGGGATTGGTCCTGTTGGCGGTTGGTTGAGTGATGACGAAGCGGATAAGCAGTCAAAGCAAAAAGCCCGTGAAGAAAAAGAAAAGCAGGACAAGGAAAAGAAAAAAGATGGCGGCAATGTGCCTGACCCAAGCGCGCCGCCGGGTAATTCAGGTGGAACATTTAAGGGTGATTCATTTGGAAAAAAAGACTTGGAGTCAGCAAAGCGATTGATGGAGGCCTTGAAAGAGCATCAAAAAAGATGGGCTGATAAGTGGACTGCTATTGCTGATCAGGCAAATAGGATTAAATCTGATTTAGCTGATCAATTAGCTACTTGTGATTGGTATTATACATATTCTCATGCAGAGTATGAAAAATGTGTAAATTCTAAGATTAAAGATGCTGCTGAGAGGTCAAAAGCACTCGAAGAAGAGATAGAGCTTCTGAAGCGTATCCAGGCCGTGGAAGAAAAAGCCCTAAATGAGCAAATAAAAGAATTGAGCCCTACGTCAAGGTTGATTGTTAATGCCTTTTCGGGCTTTACCATTCCTGACGGCTCCTCGTCGTCTAAAACGACTGAAAAAACGGGTGATGACAAAAACGGAACGACGAAGGAAACCGAAACCATTACCGAAAAAACCAGTGATGGCGGCGGTAATGGTGGGGGTGTAGTCAATAACTACAATACACAAACCAACAACATCACCACAACTAACAATCAGACAATCAACAATGAAATAGTCAATAAAATTCAAACTCGCGATTATTCGGGTGCTTTGAATGCCCTAAATGGCTCTTTACAGGCTTTAAGCCGTGATATTGAGGGTCAAACCAATGTTTTAAACAACAGTTTAAATCTTGGGTTTGCAGGTTTGTCGGGCAAATTGGGTGATTTGATTGCAAAGGTCGACAAATTAGATTCGGGCAATGGCGGCGGTTCGGGCGGAAGCGGTGGCGGTGGAAATGTTGCTAACGGCAACGGTTCCGCTGCCAAAGCTTCGGGCGAAGGCGACGGCCAATCTGATTTGGAAGCATTTTGCAAAAAACATCCCAATACCCTTACTTGTGCCGAATTTAACGGCAACATGCCTGAAGAAGGCGACTTTTCGGGGCTTATCCCGAAAAAAGAGGTTTCGATAGGTTGGAAGATGGAAGACTTTTTAAAAGGCTCTTCGGCTAAGTGCCCTGCTCCCATGAAATTTGACACAATGCTCGGCGTGATAAGCCTGAGTTGGGAAGGTTTTTGTGAATTTCTCCGCATGGTTCGTGGCTTTGTCATTATGGCCGCATCCGTTACCGGAATTATGATTGTGCTGAAAGGACAATAAATGCCTGCCTTTTTGATACCTGTCATCGGTTTTATTGCCTCGTGGGTAGTGCGGGCAATGATAGTAAAGTTTGTTGTTGCTTTCGGCGTTGGCATTACGGTTTATAAGGTGTCCAGCTGGGGCATTGATGAAATGAAAAACTATTTCTATCAGGGTTATCATCAGCTTCCAGCCGCTTTGCTTGACCTGCTTAATATAGGCGGGTTTGAGTTTGGTATAGAAATTATTTTTTCGGCCATTGGCATTAGGGGCGCATTGTTGGCTGTCGATTCGTTCTCAAAAATGACTATTGGGGGCAGTTGATGATTTACCTGATAACAGGCACGCCCGGCACGGGTAAAACATCTATGGCCGTTGATATGATTTTGAGCAACAAAGACGGCCTGTTTACAATGGAAGCGGAAGATGGGACAAAAATAGATCGTCCGCTCTATTTTTGTCATATAGACGGCTTAGATGCGCGAAAATTCAAAGCCCACGAACTGACAGAAGAAGAATTGCAGTCTGCCCCGCTGAATGAAATTGTCCCTGAAGGTTCGGTGGTTATTGTAGACGAAGCGGACTACACCTATCCCGTCCGCTCCTCGGCGCAAAAGCCCCCGCCCTATATCCAAACGCTGAAAGAATTGAGGCATAACGGCTTTACGCTGATACTCATGACCCAACATCCAACAATGTTGGATAAGTATGTGCGAAACCTTGTAGGCCGCCATATACACCTTGAGCGAAAGGTTGTAGGCACATACAAATATGAGTTTTACCGCTGTGAAGACAGCTTAACGCCTCAAGTTTTTGCCAGTACAACCAAGTCTTTTTACAAGCCGCCGAAGGAAGCCTTTAAGTATTACAAATCGGCCAGCAAACACATCAAATTCAAGAAAAAGATTCCAAAAGTATTTTGGATCGTCTTTTTCTTGCTTGCTGTGCTTGTTTACTTCGGCGTGCCGTGGATTGGCCGCATGTACGAAAAGGCCAATC